GTTCTGATAACTTCCTAGTATCTTCTGGTGTTGTTACTGTTACTGGAATTGACGGCGGAACTTATTAATAGGTTCTAACAATGTCAACTGTAATAAAACTTAAAAAGAGTGAAACCGCATTATCCAAACCTACTACTAGTGATTTAGCAGTAGGTGAGGTTGCGATTAATGCTCTTGACCAAAGACTATTTGTCAGAGACTCCAATGATAATATTGTTACCATTGGTGAGGCTGGTGGTTTGCGTCATGAAAGTTCTACAGTTACATACACAGTTACCGTTGCAAGTAAAGATTCTACACACAGATATAATGGAACTGGTTCTGGAAATGGTTACAAGATTGATGGGACATTCTCTCCCACACTCAAATTAGTTCCAGGCAATACCTACCGTTTTGACCAAGAAGATTCATCTAATAGTGGACACCCTCTTCGTTTCTATTATGAAGCAGATAAGACAACTGCATATACAACTGGCGTAACAACAAACGGAACTGCTGGTTCTGTTGGTGCATATACAGAGATTGAAGTTTCTGATTCTACACCAATGGTTCTACATTACCAGTGTTCTGCACATGGTTACATGGGAAATCAAGTTGTTATCGCAACAAGAAACCTAACAGGATTTGATACTGATGATATCAGTGAAGGTTCATCAAACGAATACTATACAGATGCAAAAGTAGATGCAAGAATATCTGCGGCAACGATTGATGCAGATACACTTGGTGGGCAGAATAGTGCATATCATCTAAATTATAATAACTTTACAAACACCCCTACTATTCCTTCTGACTTAACAGACTTAGGAATTAGTGATGGTTCTTCTGGACAGTTCCTTAGAACTGATGGTTCTGGAAACTTTTCTTTTGCAACTGTTAGTTCTGGTGGTGGTGGTGGAATCGCACTTACTGATTTAAGTGTTGGTGAAGAAGGAACTGCATCTGGTGATGGTGCAATTGCATACAACGATTCAACTGGTGTATTTACATATACGCCACCAGACTTGAGCACCTACCTAACAACAGTTGCATTCTCAGACTTAACAGGAAAGCCAACTACAATATCGGGTTATGGTATCACTGATGCATTCGATGGTGACTATGATAATCTTACAAACAAACCGACTATTCCTTCTGACTTAACAGACTTAGGAATTTCAGACGGAACAAGCGGACAAGTTCTTAAAACAGATGGTAACGGAAACTTTACTTTTGGTGATGTTTCTGGTGGTGGTGCGGCTGGTTCTGCATTCACTTCTATTGCAGTCAGTGGACAAACGACAGTTACATCTGATAGTGCAACGGATACATTAACCTTTGTTGCTGAGGGACTAAATACTATTACAACGAATGCAACAACGGACACAGTGACTTTTGGAACTCCAACTGGTATTCCTTTTACAAAGGAAGATGGAACATCCACAAGTTTGAACTTGAGTGTAGAGGCAGGGACACTTTCAACTGCCGTTCAGAATTTATATATACCTTTTACTAAGGATGATGGAAGTTCTGTAACTACGCTTGTAATGAGTAGTTAAGAGATAAGAGATGGCAGCAAAGACACCAATTAAAGCGACTTTTACAGGTAGTGATGTTACTGGACTTGCTGAGTTCACTGCAGCTGATTTCATTGAAATTAGTGATGGTGGAACTGGTGCCGTGACTGCCAGTGCCGCAAGAACAAATTTAGATGTGGATTCAAAACAAGAAACAACAGATAAAGCAGTCAACAACGGCATAACATTCGCAATCGCACTAGGATAAAACTATGGCAACACCAAGCACAAGAGCAACATTTAAGGAATATTGTCTAAGGTCACTAGGGAAACCAGTGATTGAAATCAATGTTGACCCTGACCAAGTAGAAGATAGAATTGATGAAGCACTACAATACTTCTCACAATATCACTATGATGGTGTAGAAAGAGTATATCTTAAATATCAAGTAACGGCCGCAGACATTACTCGTGCAAGAGGAAATGATTCAGGAACGGTTGCGACTGACGATGTAGATAGTTCGATTACTGCAACTTGGTATGAACAACAAAACTTTATTCCAGTTCCTTCTACAATTATGTCTGTAGTAAAGGTATTTCCTTTCACAGACAAACAAACACAAAATCTTTTCGATGTGCGTTATCAACTTCGTTTGAATGACTTGTATGACTTTAGTTCTACTTCAGTTATTCACTATGAAATGACAATGCAACATCTTGACTTCCTTGACCATATCCTTGTTGGTGAGACACCGATTCGTCACAACCAACACCAAAACAGATTATACTTGGATATGGATTGGCAACTGAATGCGAAAGAAGATGAATATCTTCTTATCGAATGTTATCGTAAACTTGACCCTGCCACTTATTCTGATGTGTGGGATGATATCTTTTTGAAGAAATACGCAACTCAATTGATTAAGAGACAGTGGGGTGCAAACCTATCTAAGTTTCAAGGTGTTCAGATGTTGGGTGGAGTTGCACTAAATGGTGAACAACTTTACACTCAGGCTCAAGAAGAAATTACTAAACTAGAAGAACAAATTCAACTTGCATATGAGTTGCCTCCTATGCATATGATAGGGTAAGATATGCCAACCAATGTATACTTTGATACAGGGACAAGAAGAGAACAGGCACTCTATGAAGATTTAATCATAGAGCAATTGCGTATCTATGGCCAAGATGTATACTATATTCCTCGTAAACTTATGGGTGAGGATGAGGTATTCGGTGAAGACACTCTATCAAAGTTTGAAGATGCATATCTAATCGAAATGTATATTGATACTGTAGACGGATATGAGGGTGAGAAAGAACTCATGTCTAAGTTTGGTTTGGATATACAAGATGATGCAACCTTTACTGTTGCAAGAAGAAGATGGGAACAGTTTGTTTCTGTGGATAATAATATCATTGAATCAAGCCGTCCGAATGAAGGGGACTTGATTTATTGGTCAAAAGGTAGTAAACTGTTTGAGATTACCTTTGTAGATAAGGATGACCCTTTCTATCAGGTTCATAATCTACCTACATACAAACTCAAGTGTAAGACATTTGAATATGCATCTGAACAACTTGATACAGGTATTGCAGAGATTGATGCTATCGAAACAGATAACTCTCTTGACCAACTATCTTATCAGTTTAGTCTTGAACAGACAGGCACATATAATGAAAACTTTAGATTAGAAGACGACAGTGGACTTATCCTAGAGGAAACCTCTGGTGATAATATCATATCTGAAGATGAAACTGGTGGTGGTGCAATGATGGTAGAAAATTCTGTAGAGGGTGCAGATGCGTCCTATATAATACAAGAAGCATACAAAGTTGACACTATTGACGAAAACGCACAGAATGATTTGTTTGATAGTGAAGATGACACTATATTAGACTTTACCGAATCTAACCCATTCGGTGACGCTGGAAGGTAAATTATGATTGGAAATTATTTTTATAACGAATCGACAAGAAATGTTGTGGTAGGCTTTGGTTCTATCTTTAACAACATTCAACTTGCGAAAAAAGATAGTTCGGGTAATGTGACTCAGACTATGAAAGTTCCTCTTGCATACGGGCCAAAACAAAAGTGGTTGTCTCGTTTGCGTGAAGACCCTAATCTCAATAAGAAGGTTGCAGTTACACTCCCTCGTATTGGATTTGAGATTAGTGGATTAGAATATGATTCTGCAAGAAAACTTAACAAGATGGTTAAGGTAAAGAAGGTAGCAGACGGTGCAGATAACACAGATTTGAAATCTGGATTTATGCCTGTCCCTTACAATGTAAACTTTGAACTGTTCATTATGAGTAAGAACTCTGATGATGCACTTCAAATTCTAGAACAGATTCTACCTTACTTTCAACCAGAATATACAGTAACTCTTAGAGAAGTTCCAGAGTTGGATATTATCAGAGATGTTCCTGTAACATTAACTGGTATTAATTATGAGGATGATTATGAAGGTGACTTTGCAAGTCGTAGAGCAATTATCTATACCTTGTCATTCACTGCAAAATATTATCTCTATGGCCCTGTGACATCACAGAAGATTATCAGAAGTGTCCAAGTTGACCAGTATACTGATTTGCCTGTGAATTCACC